GTCAGCATCATCACGATTGACAAGGTCTTCACTAATCGTATGAAGCCGTGGCCATAATTCATCAGCAGCAGGCGCTTGCGCAACTGGGGGCGGGATTGCAGGTTGCGCATCTTGAGGCGGCATTGTGCTAAACCGTATATTGCCCATTGCTGTTTCAAGACGGTGGCGCACCATCATGTTTTCAGCATTTGTAAGACCGGTTGCTTGCTCACCATTTGGTTGATCAGCTAACCGCACTAATATACGAAAATGCCCTTGTATTTCATTGTTTATCAGCCTTACAACTTCAGCAGGATCGTTTCCAGCATTTTCAAATTCAACCATTTGATTTGCCAACGTGTCACCATATTGGGCTAAATACTCATCAGCAGAAGCACTGCCTGTATTTGGCGTAAATGCTGTTTGAATTGCGTTTGTAATGCGTGCAGTTGTAACCGGCCCTTGTGGGAATGCTAATGGCGGTTGTGCAAGTGGTGCTTCAGGCTCTTGTGCAACTAACGTTGTCACCATATCTGCAAGCCCACGCAACGCAATCTCAACTAATTCAGAATCTTCCAATTCTGCAGCAACACGTAAACCACGTGCAAATGATTCAGCCTGATCAGCATCAAGTTGATTTACTCTGCTATTGGTTACATTTTCTGCAACACGATATGCAACTGTCTCAACTCGATCAGCAATTTGTGCGCCTTCTTCTCTACGAACACGATTGATAAAGCTATCAAGATTTGCGTCAGGGTTAAGCTGCGCTCGAGCTTGCACAGGCGGTGGCAATGCTTGTGCAGGTGTAGTTGCTGTACGCGTCTCAACAGGCCCAAAGTATACATTTTCATAGTCTTCTGGAGCATTTGTCGGATCGGGCTCATCAAGCCCTTCATCAGTATCCACAGTATCCAGCACATCCATGAATGCTGTGTTTAAACGCCCACGAGCAATGTTTGCCTCTTCACGGTTAAGGTTATACATGTTTAAGGTTGCGCCGCCATTGTTAGCGCCCTCAACCAACTCACGTATGCGCTCTGAAATTGTATCCGCCACATGCATTGCAATAGCATTATGTGTACGACCCTCACCAAATAAGCGATTCACTTCATTGTCAATATAATCTTGGAACTCAATCAAAAAGTCGTCAACATCAGGCTCTTCAGTAGTTAACGAAAACTCATTGCGGTACGCATTGGTGATTTGCTGGTTTATAGTTAAACGTTGCTCTTGCACATCAGGCTCAGGCGCCTGTTGGCGACGTTGCTCTTCTAGCCATTGGCCAATCGTGTCAATGGTTGTTCTTAAAGCCCCTACAAAATCATCAACCTGCCTTGCTGTAAAGCCTACAGTATAGTCATTGGGGTTGTTAAATGTATCATTGCGCAATTGATTAATGTCATTGCGTATGACATCTGCAGTATGCTCAGGCAAATAGCCTGCTCGTGTTTGCACATTAATTCGTTCTTGCAAGTACGCTGCGTAGTCACCTAATGCTTGCTCAACCTGTGGATCGTTCTCACGATGCATTGGCACGTCAATTACTTGACGCAAGTCAGATAGTCTTTGCTCTACGCCTTGTGGTTGCTGTGTTGCAACACCCTGCCCATCATCACCGCGTTGAATATTTGTTGCATCACGAAGTCTTTGTGCCGCATCAGTAAGTTGATCAACAACACGATCTTGCTGGTCTTGTGAAGTGATGTTGAAATCTTCCAACACAGCGTCCGCATCCAAGTCATCAATCTGTCGTGCACTTGTTTCAAGTTCTTCAATGATTTCTGCAACTTGTGCAGGCGATAGTATTTGACTTCTACGAATATCATTGTTTCTACGAATATGCTGCGGAAAGAAATGCTGGAATGCACTAGCAATGGTTGATGTAACTTCAGGCTCTAAGCCCGCATTGCCACGTGCTATCTCATATAGGTTTCCATATTGGAATGTTTGTGGTATTTCTACAGGCTGCGTTGACCTTGCTAAACGTTGGTCAATGTCTTGTAGCTGTGAAGCAATGTCATCTAGTCTTTGCGTAACATCATAGTCTTGATTACCGCGAAGTTGCTCGTTTTGTAGTTGCGTTTGCTCTTCAAGCAATGCATCACGTTGTACAGACATTTCACCTTCTTCACCCGGCGTTTCTGGTACAGATGCCACCGCTCTTTTTTGATCTCTAACTTCTTGTAAGATGTTGCGGCCATCTTCAGCAGTAATGAAACGTGGAACTGCGCCTGTATAAGCCTTGGTTGCATCGTCCCATTGCTTTCTGCTTAAGTTTAAGTTGTTTAAGAGCTGTTGCGTAGCGCGTGATGTGTCGTATATGCCGTTAGTTTCAAGCTTATCGACGTTTGAACTCTTAATAATGTCGGCACGTAAATTCAAGTAATCACGTACCACGTTTCTATACTGCGGCTCAATAGGCTCATGGTTCTTAAAGCCTGATACAAAGCCCATGCTATACTCAGTCACACCTGCACGATTGGGACCTAAGCTTGTAAATTGCAACAAGCCAACGGGCAAACCAGTCACATTATCACGAATCGAGGCATTAAACTCAGTGCCTTTTGCAGTGTCTTTAACATATGAAGTGTCACCAACATTTCTAAGCCGCGCGCCTGTAATGGGATCGGCACTAGGGTAGTAGCCTTGCTCGCTTGCTTTGTTTGGATGATAGATGCTTTTAGCGGACTTAGGCGGTTTACCTGAGTTTGCAGCGCATAAGTCAAGTACATCTGTATCTGCACTAAGCATTCGACGAATTGTATTTACATCATACTTATTAGAGATTTCAAGCACACTGGCATTGCTAAACCTGAACGCCTCAGGCACAAGGGCTAAGTCTTCCATCAGCTTTGTAGATACAGCTTGAACACGTTGCTTGATTTCAGTTTGTGCTGCTTTTTCAGTTGCATCACGTGCTTCAGCTTTCTTTTTGACCATTACATCAAGCGGCGTCTTGTGCAGGTCCTTGGCCTTGATTTCGCCCTTTACGATTTGCTTAACAATTTCTTGGCCCATTTCTTGATAGCCTGATGCACTATGCTTTGCAAACACGTCGTAAATAGGCGTATCAGGCGCATTTGCAGCAAGGTCACGAAGCTGCGGGTAAAACTGTCTCTCAGCTCTAGGTATCTTGTCCCATGCTTGTTTAGCAGTCTTGGTGGTAACCATTGAGTCAACTGCGTTTGAGTATGCATTTGCAATTTGCAGTTTCTTATATGCTTCTTCTAACTTCTCAACTTTTGCAGATGCACGATCACGAGGTGCAGTAAGATTTCCATAAGGCGTATACTCTGTAACTGGCACGCCAAGACGTGCAGCATCTTGTTGTGCTTGAATACGTTGACGCTCAAGCGGTAAATACTCATCATTAGTTACTCGATCAAGCTCTTGCTTTGCCGCGTTCATGGCATCAAAGTATTCGCCTGATGGGTTAAAGCCAGCAGCTTGACGTGCATTTTGTAGCTTTGCACTAGGCATACTGTACTCAGCAACAAGCTGCATAGGATCTTTAAATGTAATACCTTGCTCTGCTTGTTTAAGCAACGGGTCATTGGTTGTGCCTACATTCTTAACCAACTGCTTTGTGAATGTGTTATCAAGCCATTTGTCTGCTGCTTTTACGTTCTCAGCAAATTGCTCCATTGTAGGAAGCTGTGCATCAGGTGCAGCAGTCTGATTGAACTCATTAATGAAGTTATTCAGGATTGTGCGGTTAACTTTACTACGTTCTTCTATACGTGGATACGTAAGCTCATACGCAGTATTCGCCTCAGTAATGTTTTGAGTATCTGGAAATAACGTTCGTAACACGTTGTCATAATAAGCTGTGTATGCTTGAGCAATAGTAGGGTTGTCAACAATGTTTGTAGCAAAGTACGCACCATTTACATTGTTGATTGTAGGATTTTGAATGGGCCTAAGATCGTTGATTGCGCTGTAAATACCTGCAGTATCTAGATCAGGTCTTTGTTCCAATGCTGACTCAGGCAACTTAGGTTTCACCACATAGTTCGGACCTTCCGAAGGCCGAACAGCATACATGTTGGTTTGTGGTTGCAACACGTCAGGCAAACCCGGGATTGGGCTAAGACCTTGCATGCGTCTTTGCTCCATGATGTCGCCAAGTCGATCCACGCCGCTCTGTATTCTTGCGCCCATCACAGGTTGGTTAGTTACAGGGTCTATGCGTTGAAAGCCTGATTGCGCATTCACAAAGTCTGTAGGTATCTCACCAATCTGTTTACCGACACGAGTTGCTTCGGCACCTACAACCCGTAAGTCGTTAGGCGTAATGAAGGGTCTTGGTGATACACGTGAAGTCCCAGGCACTCCAGACCCTGGCCCTATTGTAGGTAACTTAAGCGGCTCAATCAACTTGACTGCGCCTTCAAGTACAGCTTGGCCTTGTGGTGTTTGCGGTGCAACAGCTTGGCCAATTGCTTGAACCCGTTGATTCATAGGCTCTGGGTTATACCGTGCACCGGGACCACCAAACTGCGGAAGCCCACCACGAATTGTGGCAGCTTCTTGCATAGATTGCGGGTCACCAAGCACGTTCTCACGATACAACACACCCGGCATCTTAGATGCGTAGTCATATGCACCAACTACAGGTTGCGTAATACCTGCAATGAAGGGTGCCATGCCGCTTGCCACAACTCGAGGTATGTCGCCTGCTAAATCAAGCCCTTGCTTTCTAAGCATTAAGGGATTGTTGTTGACCGCTACATTCTTGATTGCGTTAACTGCAGTGTCCAATGGGCTAGGCTTACCGTTCTTAGCCAGTTCATACTGCATTTGGTCGACAGATGGTTGCCCATCGTCGTACATGAATATGCCTTCAGCGTTATAGACAGCTGCCATGGTTATTCTTTCGATTCAGAAGCTTTGTTCATGTAATCAACAAATGCTTTTTTGCCTACAATACTGTCGTCTGCAAAACCTTCACCACCTCGCGTTTCTGCAATGTAGTTAAACAGCTCTTCAGGTGATGTGTCTTCTTCCCATAAGTTACTGTTTACATCATGCAATTCATTTGGCTTTAACAGTTTAAGTTTATCATGCACAAAGTCATTAAGCTTGTTTTGTTTTTCCCATGCCGCAGCATCTGTGTTGTCTTCATCATATGCGTCATCCACATCACTTCGCAGGCTATCCATTTCTTTAAGTGTTTTTTCATCAACCTTGCCTTTGAGATATCCACGCATAAGCCCATAAGCAGAAGAAATGCCTGCAAAAGGCTCGTTTACAGATGCTTCTGATATCATGTTCGAAACGTAATCTTGAAGATAAGAATCAATTGTTGGGTTTGGCACAAACACGTTCTTTGCTGCTTCAGCTAATGTGGATGCAGCTTCAGCAACATTAGGTATAGGCAATGTTTGATTTGCCACAACTTGACCCGCCTTCTTGATCAACTCACGTCTTGTAATAGGAACCTTGGCAGCTTTGTTAACCATTGACTCAAGCGGTGCTTGAGGTTGTGCTGCATTCTCTGCTTGTCTATCTTCAAGATGCTTTTTGATAACGTTAGCGTAATCGGCGTTAGTTGCAAAAGGGCCGCCTGCCCACACGTTTTGCGGCACAGCATTTGGCACAGGCACATCGGACGATCTAACTGCAGGTAAGTTGTCAGGCAATGGTGCTTGCGGCTTTAAGCCAAAGATTGCACGTCGTTGTATGTCAATTGGTGGCGCAACGGGCTTTGGCTTACCTTTGCCAAACAAGCCGACTTGCTGCATATAAGGGTTACCATCTAACTGACTTGCACCATCGTCATAGACATTCGGGTCTTGACGCATGAGCATCTCGGCTCTCATTCGCGCTAAGTCGTCATACGGCATATGGGTTCACCCTTCTAGGTCGATCTTCATCATACGAGTCATCGGCATCATACACCGGATCTATGTTAATGAGCCCAGTATCACGCATAATTCTTAAAGCCTGCGTTGTTGAGTCAACCAAGTCATCGTGCCTGACTTCGGGGAACGCGCACAACTGCGAGATTAAGGGCTCGGCCCAGTCTCTTGCCATGCCTTCGTTAGCTGCGGACTCAGGCACATAGACTCGGCCACGTTGAATGATGGGCGATATGATGTTCAGTCTCATCATCTTGTCAGCCATGCCCGGGTTGTAGCTTCGTACAGGCAGGCCGGCTCTTTGCAGATCTTGTATCAAGCTAATGCCCGCCGACTTGTCCTCAATCAGAATCAAGTCGACTTTCTTTCCATGCCCAAACTCGTTCTCATCGCCATAAATCGCTTCAGCTTCTTCCACAACCTTAGGTCGCAAGTCGGGATACTGCATGTACTCTTCCCAACAGTCGATCAGCATTACGGACATGGGCTTGTCGTCATTAGGCTTGAACACGCCCCAGACCGTGCACGCTGTCGGATCGTTCTTAGTCTTGTCCGACGTAGCGCAATCATAAGACTGCACAATGTACTGGAATCGTGGCAATGGTCTATCATTCGGCCAAAGCTTGAACCACGTACGCTTGATGATGCCAGCTTCTTCGGGATCGATAATCTCGGCGTAGATCTCTTGGCGCCCCAGCTTCGTGCCTTCGTACTGGAGAATCTGTTGCATGAACTTAGGCGCAAGGTTGTCCTTGTTGTCGTACGTGGAAGCCGTTGTGTAGACCACGTCTTCTCCGTCTCGATTAGCCAAGTCCACGATCAAGGGCTTAGGCTTAGGTGTGGTGGTGCAAATCAGTCGTGGCTGTAAGCCGAGTCGCATGCCGAACTGGATCATGTCCCAAGCTTCATCAAGGTAGTCCCATGCAGCCAGCTCATCAAGCCAACCGCCATGAAACTGTGGACCCCTAAATCGATCCGGTTCAGAAGCCGAGATGCCTTTGATGATTGAGCCATTCACGAGGAGGAGCTCGTGTTGACTTTTGTTGTAGTTGGCAATAATACCTTGGGGCGCTACTCTTAGAAGCCCTGAGTCGCCCTCAAAGCACACGTCACGTACATCGCCTGAGGTAGGAGCCGAGACTAGCCAACGAGTCTTGGGGTGTGTCCAAGCTTCCCACCAAGTCCATTCAGCAGCGCACCGCGTCTTGCCTGCACCACGACCTGCCAACAAGAGCCATATGCTCCACCAATCGCCTGTTGGCGTAATTTGATGATTGTTAGCAATCTTAAGCCACGTCAATCGAGCTTTGATTGCGGCCTGCCACGCTTTGGATGCGTGGTTTAAGTCTGGTCCGGTCTTGATCCGGTCAGCAAACTGCTCAGTTACGATCTGGCTTAGCATCGCTTTGACGAGTCGCCAACAAGTCTTGCATAAGCTCCTGTGCAAAGTCATGCACTACATCCACCTGAATAGCTCCATCATCTTTGCCAGTCACCTCGACCTTAGAGTTTTCGCGATACTCGTTGGGAAAGCGAGCTGCCATCGACCTAGACCAGAGTCCGGTGTTTAGCCTGATGCCGCCCGGTGCTTCACGTATGTGATCAATGGCCAGATCTTCCCAATAAGCAAGTGCAACGAGTCTGGCTTCGGCCAAGGCACACCGAAAATCTTCGTGCGCTTTTTCCCAAGCCATCATGTTGTTGTAGCCAATGTTAAGACGAGCGCAGATCTGCCAACGGGACAAGCCGTCTTTGCTTAGCTCAACGATTTGATCGCAAAATGCGGGGTCGTACTTAGTAGGACGGCCCAAGAACTTTCCGTTCTTAGATGGTGTCTTTGTAGTCATGCCGTGAATTGTACCCTTCTATCTTTTGGATGTAAACAGATTGCGTCTTTTTTGCCGGTAACACTCTGAAGTAACAGTAAGCCAAAACTCTATAATACGACGATATATATATATATTAATATAATTTATTTTATACTGTTACTTACTGTTACTGTGTTATTTGTGTTTAGAATCAACAACTTATCGAGTAACACAAAGTAACACAAGTAACAGTATTTATACACTTAGAAGCTTCCAGTCTGCTCGATCTCACGTTTTATAGCTTCTTCGGTTTTGGTAACAATGTGCGACCAGTTGTGTTGTGTTACCCTATTGCTGACTGCGCTTTGCGTTATGAAGGACGTAAACCGCGACGGCTTGCCATGTACCTTGATCAGTTTGCTAGGTTCTATCTCACCATGCGGCTGTAAAGCCTTGCGTATATATTGCGCTTTGGCTTTGGAATCGTGGCCCCAACGCTCACATAGTATGGAGAGCTGAGTTGCTGAAAAAGCGCTAACCCCGTCCAGATGCTCGTCAACCCAGTTGGCAAGATCCACGGCAAAAGATTCAAGGGGAGTTTTGGAAAGAGAGATTGCAACTTGTTTGTAGTTAGTCATAGGAGCTGGTGCGTAGGGGTCAAAGTTAGTGAGATCGCGATTCATGTACCAATTAAGTACCATTGAGAAGCCGGAGCCTTTGTTTGCTCTGGCCCACTTCATCATGGCACGTACTCGTTCAAGAATATCCTGCTGTGAGAAGGTAGGACACTTACAAATAGCTTCACGCCTAGAGCTTGCACCCATATGCGTAATGTAAGGCTTGTTAGAAGTAAATACATAGTTTACATAGTTCTTAATTGAATATTGTGCCCCATATTTGTTGTTGATGGTGATTTCTTTGCCTGTGATTAGGTTCTTAAGCTTGGCTGAATGATCGTCCCTATCCGATGATGGCTCATTTACAACGACGAAGACCTTGCCTCTCATTGCGCCGTTGAAGTTGCCAAACAGATCGTCGGGGCCAAGCGTAGCAGCCGGTGCATTCTCACCCATACCCAGCATCTCGGCAATGAATTCCGGAATGGCCGACTTGCCCATGCCTTCCATGTCATGTATAAACTGCGGTGTGGTGTTATTCCTACGCCATGGGAACTGAATCACATTGGCTACCCAATCATGCCAGTAGTTGGCAAAGTGAGGCTCGGCTTGAAAAAAGTAATCGCAAAACTCCAAGTACGGGATTGGATCGCCTATTGCAGGCTCGTAAGCCCAAGGCTTGAAGAGGTTAAAGCATTTAGTAGGCGTGATTTGAATACCTTGGTATTCAGGATACATGCCTACATGCTCAAGCTTACAGCATCTCGGCCATTTCTTATACTCATCAATAAGGGGTAACTCACGGCTGGAGGTCTGACCGTTCTGTCGTTGCGTGATTTGCATGAAGTAATGCTGTGCCGAGTCGATCTTGGCCTTGCTCCACGGCATGATCAGCCCGTCTTTCAGCCTGATAACATCACCGTTATATAACGCATAAAGAGTTTTGAACTCATATAGCTTGGTTTCCAAAGTATCGACACCATTCATCACCGTTGAGGTGGTGGTAAGTACTTGGCCAAGATTGCCGCCTGCTAATAGGTGATCATCAATGGCAAACTTGGAGCCTTTGCCTGTGCTAAACTTGCCAACTCGACAAAGGTGTACCTCAGCACCAAGACCCCGCAACGTTACTGCCAATCTTGTTTCGGCCATGGCAACCTGTTCATTAGGCTCACCATCTTCCTCGGCCCCGTCATAGTCGAAGATGATGTAGACCTTGCGATGCTTGTGTACAAACTGCGTTTTACGTTGCCAAGTAACCTGCATGAGGTCCTTGTGTAAATGTAAGCCTTGTTTGTCAGTCCAGCTGGTAACACCGGCCAAGCCAATAGTTGCGTGCACCAACTGATCAGCAACAATCTGCTTGGTGATAGCCCATGACTTGAATTCACCCTCAGTTATGATGATGGGTACATCGACATCAGTCATTACCTGCTTCCAATTGATGGTCGGAGGAAAGTAGATTTGAGAGCCACTAGACCTTGCCTGTGAGTACTTCATCTTGCCCTTGGGTAAGAGCAAACGGACTCGTGCAAAGTCGGTTGGTTGACCCATTACATCAAAGTACGGGAGCTTGATGCTCCACTCACGAGTATGACCAAGCAACTCATAGGTTTGCTCGGGGTCAAGTAGTTCCAGACCTAGCGCTTTTTCGTCTTGGTCAGTGAAGCTTCTTTTTTGTAAGAACGTTTGATATAATGCAGACGGTTGTGTTGTTTGTGCGGCAAAGCCTGATGGCATAATCATTTTCCTTCAAAGTAACATACGCAGTTGTTATGACCCTTAGGCCCCAGCATTCACGTGTTGGGGTCTTCTTTTTTGCACAATTACTATTGAGTGGATTGCCTACATTCATGTCAAAAGTCAAAAGGTTCAGCATGGTCTCACAGTTGGATCATTGTTGCAGGAGGCTCATTATATCTATGTGCATGGTGAGGTAACACTGTGTCAAAGATGATACACAGCACTGAGAAACCAAAGTATTCATTGAACAATTATCTTAAAATACTAGGTAACAGATAAAAATATTTTTACGCAAATACAAAAAAAGTACTCGTTTTGGCGTATAATTGCTCCACATCATCAAATTGTGGTGATGTTGTTTAACTAACTTGACTATTGAAAAGGAATGCAAAATGTCTCACATGATCGCAACTACAGTTACCGGTAAAGCAGCAATCGCTTATGTCGGTGAAACCCCTTGGCATGGCTTAGGTCAGAAGCTAACAGCTAATTCATCACTAGATGACTGGGCTACCGAGTCTGGCTTGGATTTCAAATTGGCTATGGCCAACGTGAAGTACGAAGCTCCCTCTTTTGGTGAAAACCCAAGAGTTTGCACTTATGCTGGCAAACGTGTCATGTATCGCACAGATACCAACGAGCCGCTCGGCTTAGTTTCCAACGCTTATAAAGTAGTACAACCTATCGAAGTTTTGGAATTCTTCCGTGACATGGTCGGCACAATTGCTCACCTAGATACAGCCGGCGTTTTGCGCAATGGCGCTCATTACTGGGCACTGGCCAAAATGGATGGCGAGTTCAATGTGGCTGGTGACAAGGTTCACCAATACCTGTTGCTAGCATCAAGCTGCGATGGCTCATTGGCAACTCAGGCTCGTCTTACCAGCGTCCGCGTTGTGTGCAACAACACATTGCAACTGGCACAGGAACGTGGTGGTAATGTAGTGCAGGTTCGTCACAACTCGGTGTTCAACTCAATTGATGTCAAGTCGCAGCTTGCAAACTTCAATGACGCATTTAAAGATTTTGAGCACACAGCCAAGTTTTTGGCCGGCCTGAAAATTAGTTCCTTGCAAGCACAAAAAATCTTCACCAAGATTCTTGGTGGTGATGAGAAAAAGCCAAGCCGTGCAGCACAACGTGCACTGGCCCTCTTCGAAGGCGCAGGCATCGGTGCAGAAATGGATTCGGCCAAAGGCACTGGTTGGGGTGCATTAAATGCTGTTACACAGTTGATGGACTGGGAAACGGCTCGTACAGGCGATGCACGGTTGGCCAATGCATGGTTTGGCAATGGTGTTAAGATTAAAGGACAGACAGCTGCGGCACTCCTCGAGCTGGCTTAACTTCAACGGGGCTACGGCCCCATCTCTTGTGTTTTTGATTTTTGAAAGGTAAACCCCTATGTTTAATCGTTTCGTACCCTCTAGCTCCAATGCTATGCCTTCTGCCACCCTTGGTGCACTAGGCACCGACTTGAATGCATTCATTACTTTCCTTCGGCCGTACATGTGCAATCCTGCTATCACCAAGGAAGCTGAGTTCAATGAGTACATGCGCCACATTGACCGCGTCTTTGGCCACTACTACAATTTGCAAGCAAATGAGAACATCAAAAAAATTGAAAAAGATTTGCAAGCCCTTGCAATGAGTGTATAATCATCTCACAACTTCACAAGTTGCTCACGTTTTCTGGTCTTCTACATTGATTTTTGAAAGGTATTTACATGAATGTTTTCTACTTACATCATCTACCGCCAATTGCTGCAGGCTATCATTGCGATAAGCATGTCGGCAAAATGCTCATTGAGTCATGCCAACTCTTGGCTACCGCTCACCATGAGTATGGCAACGGTCACAATGTTACCTATCGTCCCACACACAAAAACCATCCCTCAGCCGTATGGATTCGTCAGTCTCACCTGCACTATGAATGGGTTAGCGATTTAGCCCGTCATCTTGGCCGTCAATTCTTTTGGCGCTATGGCCATACGCATAAGTCCAGTGACATTCTTTCTAAGGAATTAATGTATCCACCATCAGCAATGCGTAGCTTGCCCTTGCTATGGTCTAACCCACCGCTTGCTATGCCTGATGAATTCAAAAGCGATGATCCAGTCAGCTCTTACCGTGCGTACTATGCTAGCAAAGCTACTACCATGCCGCTAGTCTACAACCGTGGCAAAGATTTACAACCTTTGTGGCTCCGCGATTTGCTTGTTGAAGAAGCATGTGTATGACTGAATTCACATTCACTTTTGAATACGTGCCCTTTGACATGGATGACATGCCTGAAACAGGCGATTGCACCGTGCATGTTACCTATGAAGAAGGCGATGATAATGACATGATACACGAAGGCTTTTGGTTTCACTTTACCGTTGGTGAAGTTGATTGCACAACTCTTCTTAGTGATGTTGATCGCAAATACATCAGCGATCGCATTCGTCTCGAGCACAAACAAAACAACCGTATCTTGAAAGCTTACTATGGCGACTAACTTTGAAAAAGTTGGCATCTTCAGACAAAAAATGAATTTGCCAATCACCAACTATCCACAGTTCCTTTCACCTGCTGAGGCAAGTTACTTTGCTCGCTTCATCATGGAGGAGTTAAGTGAGTACCTTAAGGCTTGTGAAGAGGAAAGCTTGGTTGACGCTGCCGATGCAATCATTGACTTGGTCTACGTTGCACTTGGCGTTGCACATGCAATGGGGCTACCTTTTGATAAGCTTTTTGATGTTGTGCACAAGGCCAACATGCGCAAGGTACCTGCTAATGAGCTCATGCGTTCTACTCGCGGCTCTCAATACGATGTCATTAAGCCCGTAGGTTGGGTACCGCCTGAGCCTGCACTTACTCAAGTCATTCAAGCAACAAGAAAAGATGCATTAGCTAAGGAGTCATCAAAATGAATATCAACGAACTCATTGATCAGTTTGTAGCTACCAAGGCCAAACGTGAAGACCTTAGTGAAGAGGTCAAGCAATGCACCAAGCAATTGGCCGAACTTGAAAAAGACATCATGGATCTTATGAGCCATGCCGGCATTAGCCAAGCAGCCAATGACAAGGCTTCTTGCACAATGAAACTTACACGCCACCCTGCCATAGATGATTGGAACACGTTTTATAAATACGTGGCAGAAAGTGGCCAATTCGAATTGCTGCATAAGCGGCTTTCTTCAACTGCCTTCCGTGAGCGGTGGGATGCAGGTGAAGCCATACCCGGGACAACCACATCGGATGTCTGGGAACTTACCGTTCGTCGCAAGTAACTAGTTCATGGAGTTTTTATGACAAAGCAACCTTCAACCAAAGTGGCTACCACGCCAAAAAATCAAGTCGCCCTCTTTGAGGACCAACTGGCAGCAATGGCAATGGATACTGTTAAGGCCGAGCAATCGAGCCTCACAGCCACATTCCTGTCAACTCAAGGCGGTGTTCTTAAGTACCGCGGCAATCCAATTACAGACAACAAGTTGGCATGCGTAATTCTTGCCGCACCTGTTGAGCGTCTGTACTACGATTCACGTTACGACCCTACAAAAATCGTAGGTCCAAAGTGTTTTGCAATTGCTGCATCGGCATCAGGCATGGGTCCCGCCCCTAGCGTTACTGAGCCTATGCATACCAAGTGTGATGGCTGCCCTAAGAATGAATGGGGCTCAGCCAGCAATGGTGGCAAAGGCAAAGCATGCCGTGAAACACGTCGCTTGCTTATCATTGCAGCCGATAGCATTGGCTCAGTACAGGCAATTGAAACTGCAGAGATTGCAGCATTGCGTCCACCCGTTACTAGTTTGAAAAACTATGCTAACTATGTGCAAACCATTGCAGCAACAATGAAGCGCCCGCCATTGGCTATCATTACTGAGATTGCAGTAGTACCTGATCCTAAGACACAGTTCAAGGTCGTATTTTCTGCAGTCAAGGCAATTGATGACATGGCTATTGTGCAGGCATTAATGCGTCGTGCTGAACAAGAAGTGCAGGTGGCAATTGATACTGCAGGCGTCATTAATGACATACAACCAGAATCTGCAGAAGTTGCTATAGATACTGCTGCTAAGTACTAATTTGTTGGGGGCCTTGTGCCCCCATTTGTTTTTGAAAGGTATGCATATGATAGATCCCGATAACATCTCATGGTTCAATAAATACTTGTATTTGCTGACAGCTATTGCAATGCTGGCAATCATCTTCGACTTATTTATTTGGAGACCATAAGGTGTATGCGTTTGTTTTAGTTGTAGTAACCATGACAAATGGTGCTATGTCTGATCCTTCAAGCATTGAAACCTTTAAAACTAAAGATGC